ACATCTTTATTTAATAGGGGTATTAAATCTTCCATTGGTTTAGCAGACCTACCTTTCCAATAATGTGTGCTAAAATACTCCCATTCTCCAGTATCTCCCAAATCAATATAAATGTCAGGCTTTACAAGTTCAATCGATTTGCAAACCACATTTATAGCCTTCTGATCATGTAAAGGAAAATGTTTATCTGGCGTAACTATAGCTCTTTTTACTACTCCTTTGTTCCTCGCCATAAAACTCCTTTTTTTATTTAAGGTTTTTTCTTTTCTAAAGGTTTTTTAGCTGGAGGACTCTCTATACCAAACTCTTTATTATAAGCAGCTTGAGCTTGAGCAACTCCACTAAATCTCTCCTTACCAATTTTATCTAACCATGCTCTAAAAGCTGGTATCTGCTTTCCTTTTTCTGGAGATTTTTTAACCTTAATAGGCGCCTTTGCTCTTGCCTTTCCTTTACTTACATATTTTGAAGAAAATGACTTAGTGTAACCATTTTTAGAAAATTCATCTATATTTTCATCACTAGTATCTTGTAAGAACTTATCTATTCCATTCTTGCTCATTATTTATTTTTCCTTTATTGTTATTGTTTTTTACCTATATAAGCTAACACAATATCATTTTGTGCTACCCAAATTCTATCAAATGTACCATGTACTATATCGCTATTTAAAATTGTTATAGCAGTACTTGGACCAGGAAGTCCTCCCCAAGCTCCATCTGTAAATGGTGAACCTTTAAGAGTATCTAGTTTAACTATCGCATCATCTTGTATTGCTTTTACTGATGTAAATAATACAATATCTGATAATAAAGATTGACCTACTGCACCAGTATAAAGAGGATGATCTTTACAAAAATAATCAGTTCCTATTACATTTCCACCTCCTGTTAATATCTTAAATCCTATTTGACCAAAGTTAGCTGCAGAAATTTCTTCTGCATTAAATTCCCTTATACCTTTATGCAAATACCTACTCATTATATAGATCTCCCTATATGTGCTATTATAAGATCTCCTGCAGTTACAAACACTTTATCAAAAGTTCCATGAATTATATCACTCTCAATTAAAGTTACTACTGCTCCAGCATATGCTCCTGTTTGACTAAAATCATCTCCTTGTAGGCAAGCTGCTTTGATAAGAGCAGGGTCTTCTACAGCTTTTAAAGCTACGAAAAATTCTACATCCTCTAATAATATGTTGTTAGCTCCTGCAGTATAATCTGGATTATTTTTACAGAAGTAAGTTTTCCCTGCTCCTGCATCTCCTAAGATTTTAAAACCTGCTTGTCCAATCGAAGCCAATGCAAGTTCTTCTCCATTTAATTCCCTTATTCCTCTATGAATATATCTAGACATTCTATCTCCTGTTCATTTTGCTAAATCCTTGGACAATTGAAGCTCCTGTTTTCTTTGAACTTGAACTTTCTCGGATTTGTTTATTAAATAATCTCATAAAATACTCTCTTCTTTCTAAATCTCCAACATCTTCTGCTAATTTTGCCTTAATATGATATACTACTGCTAAAGATTGATTCCTATGTAAATCTAATTCAAAATCCTCATCTTCAAGAACTTCAATATGCTTTTGGCCATGCATCGTACAATTATCTTCGTAAACACCTATGAATGTGCAATATTTAAGACTTTGTGATGAAAAGGCTGCTTCATCAAATTTTAAAGAACTTCCATTGGCTGTTTTATATCTCACTCCACATTCAACATTAAGTTTATAAGTAGCAGGATCATAAGACGCCTCTAATAGTCTATTCTGAGATTGCCCTCCTATATTATTAGAGCTTACATCACCAGTAGTTCCGTTTCTACACATAAAATAATAATAGTTAACATAATCACCAGTTTGAGGATCTGCTACAAAACTATCGGAATCAGAAGCCAATGAAGATCTTTGAGCAGCTACGAATGTACTTAGCCATGGAAAAAAGCCATCCTTATCTGCATCTGCATTATTTATAGTAATAGTTTCTACAGTAGCAAAATCTACTAACTGTTCTTTTGAACCAGTATATCCTTTTACTTTTGTATGTGTTTGTATATAAGATGTTTGCCTATCTTTTACTTTATGTATTCCATTCCAAAGTTTACTATCAGTAATATAAATATAACTTTCATCTGCGTAATCATCATCATAGGAAGCATGATTAAATGTAATATAGCCTCCATTATAATTATGCCCTGTTACAAAGCATAAATAGCCATCAATTACAGCCCATCCAAACATTCTGTTAATCCCAGTATCTGAATCAATCATATGGCTAGATGTTATTTTAAAATTATAGACAGGAGAATAACTGTATTCTATTTCTAGCCCATCTTCTATACTTGAGCCAGGACTTTTATATTTACCTATATTATTACCAGATAAAGCCTCTTCAATAATAGCTAATTTATTTCCTTTATCGTAATATGCAAATTTCTTAGATGCCATCGTTATCCTCTATTTCTGGTTCATATATAGCTCTTGGAATACTTCTATATTCATTGCTATTATTATTATGATCTTTACATCTTATATCTAATATTTTTACAGCTTCAAGAGGTACATTATAAAATCTTTTATTTGATACCAAATCTATTCTTGTCGTTTTAGTATGAGTAGGTGTAATCAAACTTATTTCCTCTAAGGCATCTTTTATATATGCTATAGCTCTACCAGTTTGAGTTATACCAACTCTCTCCATTATTTCTTTCACTTTCATTGCACTCTCCTAAGCTATATTTATTAATCAAACCCTATTACTTCAATAGCTAAATCAGTTCCACCACCACGTTTAACTTTAAAATTTGATACACTTGATGAACTCCCTGGAATTGGAATAATCCAAGATTCTCCTGAGTTTAATGTAGCTATATGTCCAGCATCTGCAAATACTTGAATAGTATCTGTAGTTGCATCACCTAAAACCGTAGCGCTAGACCATTTATAGCCTGTATGTTTTATATACAAAAAAGTGGTATCTGTATCTCCTACATTAACTCCTCCACTAGTTGCTTGTAAATAAGGAGTACTACTTACTCCATCAGCATATGTTCCACCAAAATCTATAGCTCCAGCTGTTTCTGAAGTACCATTACCACCTACTGATTTTCTAATATTTTCATGCAAAGTATCAACAGCCATATGCCCACCATCATCTCCTGTCTCTTTAGCTACTGGAGTGGCAGATACTGACCATCTTACTTCATGTGTTGTTGCCATCTTATTTTCCTTTCATTATTTAAAATTAAGTATAATCTGTTCTTGCTAAATATAACAATTCTACAAAAGCTACATTACCTGTAATATCATTTTCCTGTCTCCCAGCTAACATCCTAGTATAAGCAGGAAGACCACCCACTTGATCATCTAGCCATGAAGCATTATTATCTATATTTGGACCTTGATATTTTTTTACTATAGATTCTCCTGCTTTTAATTCACCGCTATACACTGTATTATTAGTGAATCCACTTGAACCTCTATCAGTAAAATAAATACTTTGACCATGTGGTTTTTTGAATTGATCCATGTCTAGATTTTTTACATACACAAACATAACCCTGTCTGCAAGATCAGGTGTATGTCCATCTATATAAAGTCCCATAGATGCACCTGTAGACAATGAATTTCCATTACCAGAATTCCATGTTATCTTATAGCACGGATCATAAAACCATCTATAATCCCCTGACTGACCATTATCAATCGTAAATGTTGATAAATCTATAGTTGTTTCCCCTCCTAATCTAGTAGGAAGGTCAGTATTAGAAACATCTTTATAATTACCATTACTATCTGGTCCTATTTGTTGATAAGGTTCTACAGAGAACTTTATTTTAACTTTATGATTTAAATTTAAAGCCATTATTGTTGACCTCTTTCATCTCTTTGTCTAGGATACATTATTTGAAAAGATTCATCATATTTTTGTTTTAAAGCTGTATATCTTCCTTGCATTTGTTGATACTCTGCATTTACCTTATTTACTTTAGATGCATAGTCTTGTATTTCAGAATTAAAATTTGCAATCTTAGATTCATTTGAAGATGATACTCTTCCTATTTCAGCAGTATATTTTGATAAGTTTGAATCAAACTCTGTTTTGCTTTTAGATAGATTTGATTGAAACTCTTGAACAAATGCTTGAACTTCTTGTTGATATTTTGTTAAAGTAAAATTAGAATCACTACTAAATTTCTGCACATTTTTATCAACTTTAGATTTATAATTATTAAGAGCCATTGAAACTTTTGCAGTTTCTTTCTCAATATTTCTTCCATATTCTTGAATTTTGTTTTGAGAATCTTGTTTCCATATAGAAATATCTCTTTCGAGATTTACTTGATACTCTTGTATCTCTTTACTAATATCAGATTGATACTTATTTAATTCTGATTGATGGACTTGAATATCTGTTTGAGACTTCATTTCTGCAGATTTTAATACTTTATTAAATTCTGTTTGATAAATAAGAGTTTCTTTTTGAAATTCAGAATTAGCAATATTAATATCTGCTTGATAAGCTTCTAAAGCATGCCTTTGTTTTGCTTGCCATATATTAATACTTTTATTAGTATTATTAGTCCATTCCTGAACATCTACATTAATCTGTGCTACATAAAGTTCAGTTTCAGATGAAAACTTTGAAATAAGCCTAACATCTTTACCTTCTTGCAATTGAGCATTTTGTACTTTTCTTTGAAGATCAGCTTGATATTCTTGATTTAAACTATTAAATTGATTTAAATTATTTTGTATATCAGCTTGATATTTTGAAATTTTTGATTTATTGTTTTCTAACCACAGCTGATATTCTTTTTGAAAAGTTCTGCTCCATTCTTCAACTGTTTTATTTATATCTGTTTGATATTGTCCTACTTCACTAGCATATTTTTTCAATCCAGAATCTTCTTTACGATGATTTGATTCTAAATTACTTGTTGCTACTTTTAAATCTTTTTGTAATATAGCTGCTTCTTTATTAAACACAGATTGTGATTCTTGTATTCTTGCAGCATATTCTTGAACTTTACCCTGTATTTCTCTTATTCTAGCATCTGACATCTCTACATCTTCTTCAGTAGTTATCCACATATTGCTATCATCCCAATCTGGAGCATTCATTACAGGTGCCACAAAAGTAGGATTAGTTAATCCTGATGTATCAACAGAATGATCATCTATAATTGGCGGTATTGGAGCAGATATATCTATAGATAAATCCGAAATAGTAGGTTTTGAATCTAAAGATAATAGTGGAACAGTATATAAAGGAGCAGTAGCAAGAGCTGCTACTGAATTCTCTGATATATCTGGAACAATTGGAGGTACAGCTGTTATATTTAAATCTGGTACTATTAAATTCTCTAATGATAATATAGGAGAATTAAACACAGGAGCAGTTGCTGTAAACTGAACATCAGAATGCACAGGTATTGATGGAGGTGAAGCTTGAATTACTAAAGGAGCTACTACAGGTGGACTAGTTGGCACCAACGATGGAGTTATAAAATCACCTAATAAACCTAAGTCTGTAAAATCAACACTATCTGCTGCTGGTGTTGCAGGCATTACTATAGAATTTGTATTGCTAAATACTGGTAAACTAGATGTAGTTTCAGATAAAATAGGAGTTACTAAATCTCCAGGTAATTCCTCTGTAATTTTTGCTAAATTAGATAATAATGATTGACAAGCAGCATATAATACAACTAAATATTTTTTTGATTCTGGGAAATAACTAAGATCATCATGACTAAATATTAAGCTTACTCCACTTCCATTTAAAGGTTGATTATTTATATAATAAACTTTAAAAGAATTTGGATTAGCTCCTGGAGCTGGAAAAACACTTATTTTATTTCCATCACCTATCATATAAACTGGGTTATATTTGGAAGCATAAGATAAACTATCTGTATCTGTTACTAAATATTGAGAATTTGGACTTATTTCCCTACAAGGCTTCCATTGATTATTTGTTCCATCTTCTCTTAATACTGATAAAATTTTAGATCCATTTAAAGACAAACTATCGTTAGATGTTTGTTCAGCACTTTCTCTAGTAAAATCAGAAGCTTCTTCAGGTTTTAATGATATACATCTATTCATTACTTCTATGAATCCATCTTTTAAGATTTGACTTAACTCACCTTGAGTTGGAGTTGATCCAGAGGACTCAATATCTATTCCTGATAATACTTCTACTTGTTCTTCAAATGTTGGCATTCTTCTCCTTTAGTTTAATCCTACCCCCAAATAAATGAGGGTAGGATTTTAATCACCTATTACTACACTTAGCTAACTTTACTTGGAATAAAATATTTAATCCAAATATTACCAACTAAACCCGCAATACTAGCACTAGCATCACCAGTGATAAATTGCGAAGATGTCATTGGAACCATTGTTTTACCATTAGTTCCACCATTGTTGCCATTTGTAGCTAATATTGCTGCTGCTCCAACATCTACTCCATCAAGTAAAGTATCAGATCCAGTAGTACCATCAGCTGCGACACCAATATCCATAGTAGCGGCTCCAGTAGCTTGTGTAGTTACATCAAGAACTATACATTCTACTATAATATCAACCCCTTCAGGATTTTTCCAAGCTATACCATGATCTCCTGCGGCGTGAGTAGTAGCAGAAACTGCTACACCACCGTTGATAGGTACTTTGACTAACTTGGACTGAGAATCTAAATGATCATCAGCTTTATTTTGTCCATATAATGGATTTGCCATTTATTTATCCTCCTTACGACCAGATGGCGTGAGTCTCAGGACAAGACCACTCCATACCAGCTTCAGTTAATATTTGATCCACTCTACGGTCGACACCAGAGTTCTCTAAAGTTTGAACTCCCACGTAGATTCCAGTATCTCTATTTAGTCCGTTACCAACTAGAGGTCTGTAAGCACAATATTTCATATTGATAGCTAACATTTTAATATCAGTTCCATCTAAGTGAACATTCCTTGTTACATTCATGTCACCATAAATAGTTGATATTGTTGTTACATCAACACCAAACACTTTTTTCTTACCAGCTAAAGCCATATCAGCTCTACCTGCACTACCACCAGCAGCTGTCATCGCAGGGAATGTAGTTGGAGTGGCATTTCCTGATCCAGGTTGTACCATTCCTACATTATTAGCAAAGTATCCAGACAATTTATGCAACCAATTGTATACTGCTGTAGAACAGAAGAATACAGTTGATCCTGCATTATTATATCTAGGATCTAACATAGCCGACAAATCATCAAGAAATGAATCTTGAGATTTTGATGCAAGGTCCATTCCAAATGCATTACCATAAGTAGAAACAAAATCAACAGCACCTTGTGTTGTACCAGCTGTAGAATTTTGGCTACCAAATAATAAAGCATTTTCAATATCCCATTTATGCTCAATCAACTTTTCTTTCCAGATTCTAGCCCACTCATTACCTTCATACTTAAGAACTGTTGCTCTATCAGTATTATTCATCACTGCTGATGTTTTGAAGATTTGAGTTTGTCCGCTAGACACACTGTAAGGTTGATCTTGCCAAGTCTCAGGATAACCAGAACCAGCAGCAAATGCACTACCAACTACTTGGCATTTGAAAGGTTCTAAATCTTCTTGAGATTTAGCAGTTATTGCAGCACCAACTACATCATCACCATCAGGAAGTACTACAGCAGCAGAAGTTCCTTTTACAGCAGTAGCATTTACAATCGCATAATTTGCTGTACCAAGATCTACACTATTAACTTTCCATAATGTGTAATCGTTCATTAAAGCTGCACTAAAAACACCACCACTTGGTGCTGAAGGCACTTTAATTATCTGCCCTGGTATAAAGAACAATGGTTGTGTGCCAGTTTGACCAGCATAGTAAGAACAAGTCTTACCTACAATGTTTTGTAGATTTCCATTATTATTATAATCAGTGAAGAATTTAAAAGAATACACAGAACTATTAGCAGTTATAGCTGCAGGAGTATCCGCTGCATCTGGATTAGTTGCAGGCACAGAAGCCCCAACTGCACTATATGCTTCTAGGTATGCGTATCTTTTTGTGTAAGACGATCTTTTTTCAGTAAATTTGAAAGTAGGATCATCTGTTGGTCGTTTTGCGACCATGCTTACGAAACGAAAGAAAGGATCTTGAGCTAATGCAAGTTCTGATACCATATCTCCGAAATTATACTTTCTTCTTAAGGCACCAGTATCAGCTGAAGGACCGTTTCTCTGAATCGTAGGGTCAGTAATATAATTACTTCCCGTTACGTTTAATATATCAGACATTTGTCTATCTCGCTTTCTTTTTAATTAAAGTTTGGGATAGACAGAAAAATCAATTAGACTTGTCTACCCAAACAGATTATCAGTTTTACTATCAAACCCAAGGATGTTTTCAAAAACCTGTCTATCGTCAGATTTCGCTTCACCTTGACTGTTTGATCCACTAGCGGAAGTAGGCATATTTCGTACATTTTTCATCTGATTTAACATATCTTCTTTAGTTGATTGAGCTACGTTTTGAGCTGTTTTATCTCTATTTAAAAGAAAATTAACATCATCTAAAGTTAAAATATGTTTCTGAGCTCTACCTTTAAATTCTGCAAATTCATCATCTGACATATTATGCTTTTCTTTAAAGGCTTTTTCTTCATTGACTCTCTGATTTTGTTTCTGAGCTTTCATAACTCTTTGTTTCTCTACATTAATCATTTCAGAAACTCTAGACTGAACCATTTTATCCACATGTGCATTCATTACTTTAGCACTATCTGAACCTGGATCTGTCATTGCTTCATTCTGATCAAAAACAAAATCTTCATCTAGATTTAATTGTTCTTGTACAGATTGAGCTGGAGCTCCACCATTTTTTAAATAATTACGAACATGGTCTACTAAACCACTATCATTTTTCATCGCTTCAAGCACGGGCACAAACTGTTCTAATTCTTTGTACTTCTCTCTCCACTTACCAGCTTCTCTACTACTATCCGTATAACGTTTTTCATAATCTACGCTGGAATTAGATTGCGCTACACTATCTGGGGAGCCGCTACCTTGATTAACGTGGGTTACCTGTTCGGAGCCACTTGTTTGGTTTTGGGTTGCCTCAGGGGTTTCTATAATACCACCATTGACTGAATTCTCTAATCGAGAAAAGAAGTCTGCTGAGGAGCCTGAATTATCATTACTCATAGCCTCTAATGAGTCTCCTTGTAATCCTATTTCAGGGTTGCCTTGTGTTGCTTCATTGTCTGCCATTATAATCTCCTTATTTTTGGCTTGGTTTTGGTTATATATTATTCTTTCTCAGACTTATTATCCAAGTCTTTTTTCATATTTTGTAAAATATCTCCTTGTCTTGCTTTAACTAATTCATTATTATTAGTCATTTGATTCTGCAAATTCCTTTGTTTTGCAGCTGTTTCAAGGAAAGTTTTATTCATTCCAGACTTAACTTCTTCTTTCTTCTTAGTTATTTCCATTTCAGCTTGCATTACTTTACCTTTAATGCCAGCTTGAACAAGTTGTCTTTCTAATGTTTCAATAGTACCACTTAAATCTTTAATAGCTTCATCTTGCTGAGATATTTGAGATTGCATTTGAGCATAAACTGATTTTCTTTGTACTATTTTTTCTTTATTCTTTAAGTCAGTTTCAGACAATACAGCTATATCATCTACTACTCCTAACTTCATTAATTCTTTAAGTTCTTCTAAATAAGCCCATCTATTAACAGGAAGAGTTGATCCAGATACTATTCTAATATCAAACTTAAGCGAAGATATATCCATAGATTTACCTATAGCTTCTCCCATATCATTATACATCGGGATATTCATTTCTTGTGTTTTTCCTTCTTGTATAGCGTTAGGCTGTATAATTCTAAATCTTTTATGAGCTGAATAAGTTCCTTGACATACAGATACTACTACCTCACCTAATCTTTTTAAAGCAGGTTCTATTGAAGTATTCATCCATTGTTTAATTCTTCTTGTTCCATATTCATCTAAAGCTAACATACCTCTATATGTTTCACTTGCTCCTCCAGAATCTCCCATCATAGAGCTATATATACCAGCTAAATATTCCATATCGCCTTTACTTTCCTGAACTATTTGAAAGAAAGCATTAGCTAAAGGTGCTGGCATAACAGGTGTAGGTCTTTCTACTCCTGGTCTAATAGGTAATAAAGCTCCTGGACTAGCTGAGTATTTTTCCCACAATTCAGAATCAATAGACCCTTCTTCATACATCCATCTCAAACTACTTCCTAATGAAGCGTTGTGAACCATTATTTGATGAGCTTTATTTATTTCTTGCTGTTTCCCTACTAAAGGAGCTACTGCAGATAAAGGAAACGGAGTTCCTGTCCATTTAAAATGAAAAGGTATTATTGGATATTCTTTTACTGAATCAGGTAATATATACTCATAAAGCAAAGTATCACCTATAACGCAAGTTTGTTTAATTCTAGTACTATAAAATTGAATTTTATCAACTATATTTTCAGCTATAAGAGGCTCTTGCATTAGTAATTTAAATTCTTTTTCTGTAATGATTCTATTTTCAATCTTAGATGCTTCAGCTTGTAGTTTACTCATACATTCTTGTCTATAAGCATTTATTTGATCTAAAGTCATTTTTTGTGCTTTTTCTAATTCAAGCTTATATCTTTCAGGTAACATTTTACCTTCTTCTACAGCTTGCTTCATTTGCATATCTTGCTCTAATAATTCAACTTCTAATTCTCTTTGAAGTTCTTGAACCATTACATCGCATTGTTCTTTTAGTTTGATTAATTCTTTACTATTAGGAGGTATTCTGTAAAACAAATTTATATAAGATACTTTTATTTTTTCATAAACCTCAAATAACTCACATAGTTCATCAGTATTCCCTTGCGCATCAAATACTGTACTACTCTGTTCATCATTATCATTATATAAAAATAGTTTTTGATCATCATCTCCAGTTGGTCTCTGTGAATAAGATTTTTGAATTTGGTTATCACTAGATGCATTAGCTATTTTTCTTTTAGAATCTGGAAATAATTTTATTAAATGATTTTTAGGTAAAACTTTTCTAATCATTATATAAGCAGCATCTTTAAATAACATATCTCTTGACTTAGGATCTACATAAACATCAAAAGGCTCTGGCTGTTGTATAACTACTTCACCCATACCATTATCAGCATCTTTATCAACTGTTACTAATAAATAACCTATTCCTTTAGTAATACAATCATTTATTGCATTATTATATAGTGTTCCACCATGAGAATTATTCCAAACATAATCTGTTAGATCAGATATTACAGCTGCTAAATCAGAATCACTTCCCTCTGCACCTACAGCTTGCCATCTAGGATTATTAGCTGTAGCATAAAAGTTTAACATTTCTACAACAGGTAAAATTCTATTAATAGTAAAAGTAGGCATACCTTGTTCTTCTAATGAAGTTTTTTCATCATCCGATAATTGTTCATCATGAGCGAACTCATAACCTTTCTGGTTAGTAGTCTCCCATTGTTTTCTACTCCAACTGTTAGCTAAATCAAAAAGTTTTCTTATTTCATCAGCTCTTTTAGTTCTAGCCATTATTTCTCCCTTATCTCAAAATGTGGAAAGTCATCAAATTTATTATCATCTACTTCAAAATTCATATTCCAGTCTCCTCCCCAACGAAGAGTATAACCCATCCTACGAGCCATCCCAAGGACGAACCCAGCAAAAAGGTGGAAACGCTCTCTATCTTCCCAGTCAATAGGGTAAGGAGCAACATCAACAGCGAGAGAAGGGAAAGCATTATGCCTACCTTTTGGGTAAGCAACTTTAGTTTTTCCCTCTCCGAGTAATTTGTTTTGCCTTTCTTCACTTCTGTGTCCTTCCAACACTGAACAATCAATATATTTGATTACTTCATTAAATATTTCTTGCAATCTTTTATCGCAAGATTCTAGATTTTTTCTAGATCTTTTTCCAAATCTTGGCATAATTATTTCTCCTTAGATTTAGTTTCTTGATCTTTTTTTAGTTGCATTAAAACTTCTAAAGCTCCTTGTAATTTAAATCCTGTTATTTCTATATCCTTTAGTTGAAGACTTATATCCTGTATTTGTTCATCTAAAGTCATATCTTTGCTCTCTTTTCTTTTGCTCATTTAACCCTCTTTTTGTTTCTAATCTTTTCCTATATATTCAATAGCAAGTTCAACCCTGCAAGAATCTTCATCCCCAGTTCCATTATCAACAGCATTGCACACAACAACATAGACATCAGCAGACCCAACAATAGTATCTCTTGGCTCATTATAATATACTGTCTTTAGTGTAGCTCCACTGCCCATATCAATATCTGAAGCAGTACCAGCCATTGCTATCGTACTATTTTGTTGATAAGTATTGGTAGCTCCTGCACCTAAAATTTCAGGATTTGTTATCCCTGTAGTGGTAGGAGCTGTATCTCTGGCAAGACTTGAATTAGTTGCTAAAAAAATATTAACTTTATATGTTGCCAAAGTACCGTTTACTGAATAAACTTTAGCTGTGACAGATTTTATAATAGAATGTGCTGGTATTTTTAATCCTGTATGACTAATGCAAGTATTTGGTGTATCATGAGAATATGTAAGAAGTATTCTTTTACAAAGTATTTGAACTCCAATTGCATTATCCATACCTATATTTATTTGATTACTACCATTTCCTTGGTCTAACTTTACGTCAGATCCTATTAAAATATTATAATCCCCAGTTAAATTATCGCCTTGAGCTTGTCCTCCAATAACAGTATTGTAACTTGCGCCAGATTTTAAATTGACTCCAGCTTTATATCCTATAGCTGTATTATTATCTCCTGTTAATAACGCTGCTGTATTATCTATACCATGACTGCAAACCTCGGTTCCTATGAAAGTATTTTTAGATCCTGTCTGCAAAGAGTTTCCACTCCTATATCCAATTGTAACATTATCATTACCAGTAGTTAATTTAGCAGAACTTCTATTTCCTATAGCTGTATTATTCACACCAGTCCAACATGCCTCAAGCGCTCTCTCTCCTATTGCAGTAGCATAATGAGCACTATGACCTCCATCTAAAGCAAAATAACCTATAGCTACAAAACCTTTTGCATCACGACAATATCGAGCAGCTTTATATCCTATGGCTATAGACCCTACGGATGTTGAGTCTAATGGACCACCATTAGATACATACCATGATTCATTTCCTAATCCTACATTTCTATAATAAGCTCCTTTATTTCCTCCCAACGCCCTATAACCTACAGCAGTACTTGCATTTAATGTATCCCTTCCACCGTATAATGCCTGCGCTCCTACTGCAGTATTATAACCACAATCTCTTCTTGAGCCTATTAAACTATTTGTACTACTATTAGTTTCATCTGTACTATGTAGATCCTGTATGTCAGGACTGACGGGAGAACCCTGATCTACAGGGAATACATTTTTCATTGCTTCAGATCCTATGGCGGTAGTTTTAGGAAAATCTCCTGACCCAACATATAGATTAGTCCAAGCAATCTTAACAGTACTACCAGTATCTGGTTCAGTATAAGTCGTTCCATCTAAACTAGCAACACTATTAGCACCATACCAAACTGAAAAATAATTTGATGACCAATTTGCACCTGCATACCTACCTATTGTCACAGAATTACTATATCCAGTAAGAGCCGCCTCAACTGGAAGATTATTTAGGCCACCAAGCTGATTATCGCCTATACCTACATGTCCTCGTGCTCCATACATTCCCTTGAAAGAATCAGATCCTAGTAGGAAAGAACCCTCGAAATGGTTCCAAAGATAGCTTGACCCATCAGCTGGTACATAAGTTTCGAAAATATGAGTTATTTTATAATATTGTAAATGACTAGTACTTCCTGGATCTTCAAAATTCATTGTTTCATTTTCGTTATAGTTTTCTCCCTTGACCTTATTGAAATCATATCTAGCTGTTTCTGCTATTGTCGTTTCTGGTACTAATTTACGAGTAATAGCACTATTGCCATAAATATCTGTGACATAACTAAATCTAGCATTTGTACCTGAATGACTACCCGTGGGCTCTCCAGTAAGATCTTGAAATCTTGATACTATTATTGGTCCAATTTTCCAAGGTTCATCCCCATTAGTATCTTGTCTTTGATATACTATAAATGGTTGAGAAGCATCTCTACAGTTCACTATTCTTGTAACTAAAACATTAATAGCTGGTAGGTCATCTACCTGAGCCGCTACATTAGTATTATAACCAATATCATCTATTAATGGATATACTTGTCCTCCAAAACTCATACAAAAATTCTTCCTAGCAAGCGTTACACTATAGTTAATCCTTATTATAAATTGAATAAAATAATATTCTCCTGATACTAAACCACCATTAGCTGTCATTTTATTTGCAGCTAATTGAACACCTTGTCTTTCTAAATCTGTATTTCCAGTAACTTGAATAAAATTTGTATTATCTCCAGCTAATGATGTATTTAGAACTAAGGCAGGAGCATCACCATCTGGCGAGTATTCAGTCCAATCATATCCTGCAGCAGGAATAGTATTTTTAGCATCAGCTATTGTATTGCCTTGAAAAGGTTCCCATAATTGATCAGCTTGATTAAATGTTCCCGCTTGTCTTAGAAGTGTTTGAATAGCTCCAATATTGGGTACATTATCTAAGCTTTCCGATCCCAATACAGTAGTTGAAACTCTTGGTACGGTTGATTTAGCAACATTTTTTCCTAACTTAATATTACCAGCACCATCTACTTTAGCTTTTCCTGATCCAACAACTTTAAACATAATTAAATCCCCACTATCTTGATAGTACAAGTACTATCGCCTAAATGATTGAAATGAATTTTATTTGGTAATTCAGAATCTGGCTTATGTAATCCCCTAGGAACTGTTAGAAATACTAATGTATCTGCTTCTATTGACAGATCATCAGCAGGTACTACATCATCCATCCCAGCATGAAAATTAAAATATACTTTGTCTGTAGCGATTATACCTAATTGATGATAGTTCGTAACATCCTCATGTTTTGTTTGAGGTGATGTTGTTCCAACATATGTATATGCAGGAAATCTATCCCATATACCTCCTGGACCCATTGCGTTTAAGCTTTCTTGTACTGTTAATTTTTGAATATCTGCCATTACTCAGGTTCCTTTCCCATTTGTTTTAGAAGTGCTACTTCAGCTTCATACTCTTCTTTAATTTCATTCATTTTATTATTAAATTCTTCTGGAGTAATAACACCATCTTTTTCTAATTTAATAGCAAGCCCCATTCTCTGTGTTGGTGTCATTATTGTTAAATTATTATTTTTTTCTTCATCACTTAAAGGCATTTATTCCCCTTTATGCTGTTACCCAGCTTTTTGCTTTTGGTTTCTTTTTATACCACCCACTTTTTCCTTCATGCATACCTTGTGGTGGGTGAGCGTATTTACAAGCATATGCTAAAGCGTCTATAGTATCATCATGCGCCATTCTAGGACCAAAGGTTACTATTTCTCTGTTAAGATCATATTGAGTTTTCTTAATATGAACTTGTCCTACTGAAAATCTTTGAGCCATTATTTCCTGTATTCTATCCCTTTTGCTCATTCGAGTTCCAGGTTTCTCTTCTTTAAAAGGAATTATAAATTCATTCCTTCTTCTCATCTCAGCTCTAATAGCTTGAAATACAGGTTTACTCATTGTAGTATCTTCTATTGTAAAAAGCGTAGGCTTGTAAAATTTAGCATAATCAAATATGTGATCTACAATGCCTTTTTTATCAGTCCCAGGAACACCCAGCACAGGTAAGCTCCTATTGCGTATATAATCAAGTACATAAATGTTATTGTCTGGAGTGACTGCCACAGCAATAATAACAGAGAAGTCCGAATTACGCCTAGCTGAATCAGTTGCTGGATCAACCCCGACAAATATATTACAAGGTTTAGGATCATCACCTTCAGGTACGACATATGTGATTTCGCTATCATGATCCTTATAATATTTCCCATCCCAGTACTTTATATGATCCCTAGTAAATATAGAGTCTTCTTCACTTTGAACCTCCATCATATATTCCTGATAGAATTTATGAGGAGTTCCACTATCCTGATAAAATTTCTTTTTCCTCTCCATTTCTTTATGACCAAACCAAGAATCCCAGAGAGGAGTTCCATCTTCTTGTAAAGCTTTATATGTTATAACTTTCCAACTATAATCTGCCTTTTCTTTTCTCGCTTGTTCGTATCCGACTAATATTTTTTGTATAAAGGAATCAAAATGAACTGGTGTTCCATTAATTCTCAATCTACCCGTCTTCGGTTCAAGCGCTGGGAAGACAACAGCTGTAACAAGATTAGAGATTTTGGCACGACTTTCTGGTGTGACCGTATTGTTCTCGTCTTCAAAATCATCAAGAACGATAAGATCATAACGCTTATGCAACTTAGCACCACCACGAATACCAGAAAGATTAGACTTACTAATAAGCTTGCAACCATTTTTAAGCTCAATATCATCTTCAGTCCACTTCCTTCCCTTTAAGTCACCAAAATAATATCTTATTTTATCATTATATTCTAAGTGATACTTTACATAATCAAGATTAGGAACTGATATTTTACTTGACGCTGCAACCCATCCATAGAATAAAGGATCATCTTTTGAAAAAACAAAATCATGAAGTATGTTGCATTTAGTTAGCACTGTCTTTCCATGACCTCTAGGTAGTATAACTGCTAATTGTCTATGATCAAGATTACTACAAGCATCAGCTACTTCATAATGAAAAAAGGGGGTTTCAGATCTCATAAAGTCATCTGCTAAAAATAATTTACCAAATGCAATCAAGTCTTCATACGCTAACTTAAGATCTATTTCTGCTTTATTTACGTTATTGAAATTTATATTCGCCAAAAAAACTCCCAAATTTCATAGATAGCTTAAAGAAACTTTATGATTAAAACAAATAATTTTATTATTTATTTTTTATAGAGTCAATATAATCTATTAGATCACCTAATGGATTAAAGGGTTGATCTTCTGGATTTATTATATTATAACTCGATTCTTCTATTGGAAATCTACCATAAAAATTTAAACTTTCAGCTCCTATGAAGTCCATCAAATCCCCGTATCCACCAGCTGTTTCTGTAGATCCTGGTACTCCTCCAAAATCCCAAACATCAGCTAATGCTAAATAAGGTTCGCCAGATTTATCTTTTCCTATACTATAATTTATTCTTCCTAAGTCTATAGACATTTTAGTATCAACCTCAATACCCTTTCTGTCAGATAAACTAATAACATCCCCATGTTTCATTTTACTTATGTCTTCATATAAACTTTCTATAGATTCTTCACCGCCTTTAAATCCTCTAAATTTTGTATAAGGATTAACATCATACACCTTTGAGCCTGAATCTGCAAATGGATATTCTTTAGGTCTTAAAGAAGTTTCTTTTAAACCTTCTGATTCTGGAGTTGTTTTTCCTAGGAATACTGATAGTAGGTCAGGAGAGTCTTTAATTCCATATCTTCTGTTTTTTTCACTTATGCTATACCTAGTAAGATCTGTTGGTTCCCAATCTTCTTTTCTTGAATCACCTAGATCTTGACCTCTGTACGAACCTTCGCTTCCAAGGAAATTATCTATTAAACTAAATGGTCCTGGCTTTCCTTTAAAAGCTGTCCAAGTATCTGACCCTATATCATATGCTATATCCCTGACATAGTCCATGTCTTTAGAAGTCTTAACATTGCTTTGAACATACTCTAAAAGCTGTTTTCCAGACTTTGGAGCCTTTATAGCAGAGAATAACATTCCCCATTTACCTACATTTAATTCATCACTCATTTTTAGATTCAATCTCCACAGGTCTCTTCACCTCTTCTATTTGATTTTTATCAAATCCTTGAAACACAGCACCTGTAAGCTGTGTAACTTGAGTTTTATTTTTATCTTCTAAATCCATAATATCCGCTAATTTAAATAAAGCTTTTAATCTTGTTTCATCTTTATCTGATGTCATAGCAATATTGTTTATATTTCTAAGCACTGCTTTTTCATCTATGCCCAATTCTTCCATTACAGGCTTTAATTCTTCTTTCATAGCTGTTTTTACCCTTTTTGTTTTAGTGAGCTGTCCAGCACGCAATCCTGCATAGTGCGGGTCATTTGTAGGAAATGCCTTTAGATACGCCATGCGAGCATCCATACCAGATGCTAAATACTGGACAAAGAGGGACTCTTTACTTGAAAGGTTTTCCCTTTCTTCCATTCTTTGATCCCGATCCACATCACCTCCCAGACTATATATATTAGCCCTTCTTGAGGCGTCCAACTTAGTTTTTTCCGAAACTATAAAAGTGCCAGTACAAGTGCCTATATACCTAACTGAACGCACCCTACCCTTCGGCTTCATCATTGTACCTTCACGAAGAATCTGAACTACACAACCATCAGAAGTCTTCACCCAATCACCTAAGTGACCATCCCTCCAATCCTCGAGATATTTAATCTCAGAAGGTACCTCTTCTATAGAATCGAATACTGTATGTTCTAATTTATTTACCTTATAGTGTCTCATAATCTCACCCAATACCTGCCAAGGTATTGGAATATCTAACTCATTCCTAAAGTCCAATCATCTAAATCGTTTAATATTTTCTGCATCTCTTTAGGCGGCTTGACTTTTTTGCCATCTATATCAAATGTATAAGTCTCTAGATCACTAAATTCTTCCGATAAATGGATTAACTCATCTTCATCCATACTCCATATCATTTTTAATATATACTGCTTCAACTTACTATTCATAGTGACTCCTGGATAGACTAATCCCTGATAAACCCAGGGCTTATTTTTAAGTTTTTAACTCTAAATTTCACTTTAGCCAGTCATTTCTCCCATACTAAAGTTTATATTAAAGCAGTTTTTATCGGTTATCGGGGACAAACTCTGAATCCTATTTGGAGAGCAACCCAACTTCTGACCCTAAAAGCAGAACTATTGCAAGTGTACATTCAGGGTGATAATTAAAATATGATTAATTACCGATATTCAAATATATAATACAATAAATGTAATAAACAAGAGGTTTTAAAAATTATAGCATTTTAGTGTGTGGTCTTTTTTATATAGGTACCCCCTTATCAGGGGTTTTCGATAATCGTTTTTTCGTTATTTTTCGTTTGGATTTTTTAGGTTAATTATAATTATAAAAGGAATACTATGGATAGAAATTTAAAATATCAGAGTGGTAGATCATTTAATAGGGCTAGTGATGTCAAAGTCTCAGAAGGATTTAGAGATAAGATAGAAACTATTGCAACATGTCATTTAACTGCTGGTAATACTGATGAATACATCGTAGCGTTCAACACACTGTCTAAGATTGATAGTGCAAAGAACATTGAAGATGCATTGGCTACAGTATTGCAACAGAATGCAGCACTAATGGCTCAGTTGAATAAAACAACTACACCTTAGTATCTATTCGGGGATTGGAGTAGGGTTACCTTACTCCAGTTCACCACCTTTTAAGTATATATTTAACTATTATTAAGTATTATATGGTGTATGTAGTATGTATTGAGTATGATATATTATGTGCGTGTGTGTATGTAGTATATTATACCAACTTATACCTAACATAGGGAGGCTGTTGTATGGAGAATCAACGAGCTATTAAAGCTATGATATGGTTATTTATGTTGTTATGCGGGACATTATTATGGAGTGCAATAAAAAGTATTATAAGTGCATTTAATTAACAACATGAAAGGGTAAACTATGTCTAATGGTTTTAATAAAGTACTATGTATCTCTTGGGGTATTGATTGGTCTAAAGTGGCTAGATCTGATTACATGGCTGAGATTAGGATGGAATGTCCTGATGTAGCTGAATGTATTGAGGATTTAGATCACGCTCATCGGATTTCTAAAAGAATTCAAACTTAGACTGGTAAGCCCAAGCAGGTTGAGAGTTGTAATTTAATCTAACATCCGCACGTTTAGGTTGCGACTCTTAACCATAGAAAGAATTAGTAGTAAAATAATTGTA